GCTGACGCATGGGTTCGTAAGCGATCTGAAAAGATTGCCCAAGAACAGAAGCAAAACGCCTAACAGCAATTTGCGTAAAGTTGAACTCATAAGCTCTTTATTCGAGCCGAGTTCTTATATTAAATAGAATCCTAGAACCACATTTTATATACGTGGCAGGAAAAGGAATTAGTATGTTAGTAGATGATAACGAAGATAGTATTTTAGGTGAACTCGACATTGTTGAACAACTCACCGCGCCGCCTAAGATTGAAGAAGACATTCAAGTTGACGTTCCTAATAAATATAAGGATAAAAGTGTCAACGACATTATTCGGATGCACCAAGAAGCTGAAAAGCTAATCGGTAAACAGGCTCAAGAAGTTGGTGAGGTTCGTAAACTCGCTGATGACTTGATTAAGCAGAATCTGTCCTCTAATAAGTTGCCTACTCATGCTGAAGTAGAGCCTGAAGTGGACTTCTTTGAAGACCCTCAGAAAGCGATTCGTAATTCCATTGATAAGCATCCCGATGTTCTTGCAGCTCGTCAATCGACGCAAGAGTTCAAGAAGATGCAAATTCAACATAAGCTAAGCCAGACACATCCTGACTTCGGTAATGTAGTTCAAGATCCTGAGTTTGCGGAGTGGGTAAAACAATCTCCCGTCCGCCTCGGTCTTTATGCAAAAGCTGATGGTGAGTTTGATTATGACAGTGCTAACGAATTGTTGTCTACCTTTAAGCAGCTTAAGCAAGTTAAGTCGCAGCAGGTGGAAACCCAAGGTAAAGACACTCTGAAACAGAACTTGAAAGCTGTTGCAGTCGATACTGGTGGTACTGGGGAATCATCAAAACGAGTTTATCGCAGGACTGACCTTATTCGGCTACGAATGAGTGATCCGGATCGTTACGAGGCATTGCAGGACGACATTATGGCTGCTTATGCTGAAGGACGTGTCCGATAATTTGTTATTTATTAATTTGTAAGTTTATTAGGAGTATTTAATATGGGTCTCGGTACTAATCATGTAACCAAAACAACCGCAGCAACGTTCATTCCAGCAATTTGGTCTGATGAAATCGTAGCTGCTTACAAGCGCAATTTGGTCGCTGCTAACCTCATCAAGAAGATGAACTTCAAGGGCAAGAAAGGTGACACCGTTCACGTTCCTTCGCCTACCCGTGGCGTTGCCTCTGCTAAAGCTGCTTCGACTCAAGTCACTTTGATCGCTGCTACTGAATCGGAAATCGTTATCTCTATCAACAAGCATTACGAATATAGCCGTATGATTGAAGATATTGTCGAAGCTCAAGCTTTGTCTAGCCTGCGTTCGTTCTACACTGATGATGCTGGTTACTCTTTGGCTAAGCAAGTGGACACTGACTTGATCCGTCTGGGTCGTGTCTCTAACGGTGGTGTTGTCGGTACTTCTGACTACGCTACTGCTGCTTCGACTACTAACGCCTTCATCGGCTCTAACGGTACTACTGTGTATAACAGTTCTACTTCTAACGCTGCTGCTCTGACTGATGCCGCTATTCGTCGCACTATCCAACGTCTTGATGACAATGACGTGCCTATGGACGGTCGCTTCTTTATCGTGCCTCCTTCTAGCCGTAACACCTTGATGGGCTTGGCTCGTTTCACTGAACAAGCGTTCGTGGGCGAACAAGGTTCATCTAACACCATCCGTAATGGTGAAATCGGTGATGTGTATGGCGTGAAAGTCTATGTGTCTACCAATGCTGATACTGCTGCTGGCTCTACTGCCACTGACCGTATTGCTTTGATGGGTCACAAAGATGCTTACGTGTTGGTCGAACAACAAGGTATCCGTTCACAAACTCAGTACAAACAAGAATACCTCGGTACTCTGTTTACAGCTGACACTTTGTACGGTGTTGCTGAGTTGCGTGACTACTCTACTGTCGCATTGGCAGTTCCTGCTTAATAGCTAGATTGAAGGGGATCCTCACAAGGGGTCTCCTTTGATCTATCCATTAACAGGACTCTCTCCCATGACAGCTACCTTTCGATGCCTCCTTAGTAGGCAAACAGTTACCTTTATCCATCAAGTTGATATTGACTCTATGAAGGGTCATCCTGACTACGAACGAGTGGAAGAGGAAGAGATTATTGCTATTGTTGAAGAGCCTGTAAAGAAAGCTCTAGGACGCCCTAAGAAGACCGAAACTACATCTGAAGAGGTGTAAGCATCATGGATGAGGTTTCAGCTCGTGAATTTGGTCGTCTAGAAGCTCAGGTAGAAGCTCTCCAGTCAGATGTGCATAATCTTCGTGATGATGTGAAATCTCTCCTTGAGTTGGCTAATAAGTCTAAGGGTGGTTTCTGGATGGGTATGACAATAGCTTCATTAGTGGGTGGGATGTTCACCTTTTTTATTGATAGGTTCTTTAAATAATGAGTACTACGTACGCTGGCAAATATGTTGCCCTTCTATTCCTAGCTCGTGATTTAGCTCATCGTGTCCATCTGAAGACTCGTTCTTTTTCTGACCACATGGCTACCAATGAGTTCTACAACAATATCATTCCTCTAGCCGATGACTTTGCTCAGAAGTACGAAGGTTGTTATAATGAGTTGATAGATATTCCATTGATGGCAAATGACTACAAAGGTTCTTTAGCTGATGTCCTAGAGAAACATACTAAGTGGATTGAAGACAATCGTGAAAAGATCTGTCCACGTTCTAATACAGCCTTGCATAACATTATTGACGAAGCTGTGGGCATCTATGACCAAGCGCTCTATCATTTGCGTTTCTTGAAGTAATCTTCTTTTTCTTCTTACAATCTCTCTTTAATAAGGACATAATTATGGCACTCGCTAAACCTAAGACTAAAGCAGCTAAGCAAGCTAAAGTTGGTAAAGTAATGAAAGAATACAAGGCTGGAGAACTTCATTCAGGTTCTAAGTCTGGCCCTGCTGTTACTTCTCGTGCTCAGGCTATCGCTATCGGCATGTCTGAAGCAGGGATGACTAAGAAGCCTAAACGCGCTAAGAAAGGCTATTAAGCATGGCTTTGCCTACTTTTCTATCTCTCGTAAATGACGTACTTGTACGTCTACGTGAGCCTACTGTATCGTCTGTGACTGAGAACACAATCAGTAACCTAGTAGGTAAGTTTGTTAACGATGCTAAACGTGAAGCTGCCGATGCTTACGATTGGGATGCTTTTAACACAGCTGTGATTGTTCCTACAGTAGCTAATCAATACGATGGTTACAGTATCACTGGGGCTGGTGTCCGTTGTAAGATTATGGATGTTATCAATACCAGTCGTCAGTACATCCTAAGCCCTATGGATCACGCTAGTTTGGATATTCAAGCTTTCGGTACGTTGAACCCACAAAAGACAACACCTTTTAACTATATCTTTGGTGGTGTAGATACTAACGGTGATGCCATGGTTAAGTTCTGGCCTATCCCTGATGCTATCTATAACATTCGTTTTAGCATGGTCGTGCCAGAGAATGACATGGTTAATGATTACGATACAACTAAACTACCTAAAGAACCTATTGTCTTGAATGCTTTAGCTCGTGCTTTAGTTGAACGGGGTGAAGACGGTGGTTTAACCAGTTCAGAAGCGTATGCTTTGGCTAAGAAATCTTTGGGTGATTTGATTGCTCTTGAACTTTCTCGTTCCCCTGAGAACGATGCTTGGTATCCTTCATAATGGCACAACAAATCCAGACCTACGCTGTCACAGCTCCGGGATTTTACGGTTTAAATACTCAAGATAGTAGTCTTGATTTAGCCGCTGGTTTTGCTCTTACAGCCACTAACTGCGTCATTGACCAATATGGTCGTATCGGTGCTCGTAAAGGCTGGATACCTAATCATGCTGCCTCTGGTACTTTAGGCTCAGAAGATGTAAAAGCTATTGGTGAACTTATCACTGTAGACGGTACAAGTTGGACTATCTGCGCTGGTAACAACAAGCTTTTTAAGTTAGTAGGTTCTACTCTTACAGAACTTACCTATGGTGGTGGTGGTACAGCTCCTACGATTACAGCTAGTAACTGGCAGATGGCTTCTCTTGGTGGAGGCCTCTATTTATTCCAAGAAGGTTACGATCCTCTTGAGTTTAATCCAACTACTTCTACTACACAATATCGACGTATCTCTGAAATCTCAGGATATGCTGGTACGGTACAGACAGCCAACGCTGCTATCAGCGCTTATGGTCGTCTATGGAACGTAAGTACAAGTTCTGATAAAGTTACTGTTCAATGGTGTAATACTAAACAGCCTTACAAATGGAACACAGGAACAGCGGGTACTTTAGACACTACTACTGTTTGGCCTAGAGGTGGCGATACTGTTGTGGGTTTAGGTGCTCATAACGGTTTCCTATACATCTTTGGTAAGAACAATATCTTGATCTACACTGGTGCTACTGATCCGTCAGGCACAGGCTTCGCTCTTCAAGACGTTATCACAGGTATTGGTTGTATCGCTAGAGATAGTATCGCTTATACTGGCTCAGACATTATCTTCTTGTCTCAAACAGGTGTTCGTAGCCTACAACGTACTATTCAAGAAAAAAGTGCTCCTCTTCGTGAACTAAGTAAAAACATTCGTAACGATCTTTTGGCTTATGTCGGTGTAGAGAACCCAGCGAACATTAAAGCAGTTCATTCTCCTCTAGATGCTTTCTATGTCTTAACCCTGCCTACAGCTAAGCAGGTGTATTGTTTTGATACCAAGGCTTCTCTACAGGATGGCTCAGCTCGTGTGACTATGTGGGACAGTATTGCTCCTCTTAGTTTCTGTGCTAAGCAAGACGGTACACTGTTGTTGGGTAAAGCAGGGTATGTGGGAACTTATTCAGGCTACTTGGATAATGATACTAACTATTTGTTTCAATACCACACTAACCATACCGACTTTGGTGCGCCTTCAGTTGCCTCTATTTTAAAGACACTGCTAGTTACAGTTGTCGGAGGTAATGGTCAAGCATTGACATTTAAATGGGCTTATGACTTTACAGGCCAGTTTTACTCACAAAACATAGCTATTCCTGCTAATAATATTGCTTATTATGGAGAAACTGACTATACTAGCGGAGATTATTCTAGCGGTCAAGTTCTATCTATCTTAAAAGCATATCCTACAGGTTCAGGTAAAGTGGTTCAAACAGGCTATGAAGCAGTTATCAACGGATCAGCTTTAAGTATCCAGAAGTTAGAAATATTCGCTAAAAACGGAAAGATTTTATAATATGACAACAACTTATTTATCTTCGGTGTACGCTACTGTAGAAGATTTAGAAATCTTAGTAGCTTTTATGAAACAAGGAGATTAACTTGAACTACACAAAAAGTACTAACTTTGCATCTAAGGATAGCCTTAGTCATGGTAATCCAGCTAAGATTGTTAAAGGTACAGAGATCAACACTGAGTTTGATAACCTAGCTACAGCTATTGCAACCAAGGCTGACGGTACATTCACAGCTTTTAAGTTCATTGAAGCTGCTGGTGTCTTGTACGTACAAGCTAGTGGTACTAACGTATTTAAAGTAGACAGTTCAGGTAACTTGACTGTCCTAGGTAACATTGTCTCTAATGGCACTATTTAAGGAATAATATTATGGGATGGTTTTCAGATTTTGTTAGTCCAGTTACTGATTTTGTGAGCGGGGCTGTTAATACGGTAGGTGATGTTGCTCAAGGAGCACTTAATACAGTCGGGGATGTAATTCAAACCGTAAAGGATCATCCTTTAGAGGCTGCTGCCTTAGCTGCTGGAGGCTATTACTTTGCTCCTGAGATTGGTGCTTGGCTTGGAGCGGATGGTACTGCTTTGGCTGGCACTGAAGCTGGTGTAGCCGCTGGAACTGCTCCTACAACTGTTGAGGCAGCTGTAGCAGGTTCTTCAGGTACTGGCTTAACTGCCGGGGGTGGTGGCTTAGGTCTTACAGGTGGAAACACAGCTAACTTAGCTACTATGGGTGGAGCTCAAGGTTTAACGACAACAGGTGCTACAGGCGGTCTTTTAGGCGCAACTGGTGGAACTTTGGCTGCCGGGGGTTTAGGAGCTGGTTTAGGATATGGGGCAACAGGATTAGGAACAAGTCTGGCAACAGGTGCAGGTCTAGGTTCTTTGACAGCTTCTCAATTAGGATCTCTTGGACTTATTCAAGGTGGTCTAGGTTTAGTAGGTGGATTGCTTGGAGGAAGTTCGGCTTCCAATGCTAGCGCTCAAGCTGCTCAACAATACGCACAAGCAGCGAAACAAGGTGCAAACATGGCGAGCTTTCGTCCTGTAGGTACTACAACAACTTTTGGTTCTTCAAACTTTGCTATTGATCCTAATACAGGTCAATTAACAAGTGCGGGATATCAGTTATCTCCTGAACTACAGGCATATCAGAATCAAATTATGGGTTCTAATCGTCAATCGTTGACAGATGCTACAAACCTTCAGAATTTAGGCCGCGGTTATATTGCTCAATCGCCTGAAGAAGCTGCTCAACAGTGGATGAAAAATCAACAAGCTTTGTTGCAGCCCGGTCGTGATGTAGAATCAGCTCGGTTGGCTAATCAGTTGCAACAAACAGGGCGTACAGGTGTGTCAGTGGCTCAAGGCGGTAACTTAGGTGCTGCTAATCCTGAACAACAAGCTCTGGCTAATGCCCGTGCAATGCAAGATCTAGGTTTGGCTGCTCAAGCTCAACAACAAGGACAAGCACAGACTACCTTTGGTCAAGGATTGTTGACTAATGCATATCAACCTTTCCAAGCTGGCCTTACTACAGCTTCTAATGTGGAAGCACTGGGTCAACAGCCGTTTACTTTGTCCTCTAACTTAGCTAACTTGTCTTCCACTGCTGGTGCACGTGCTGGTTCTATCTTGAGTTCTGGTATGGGCAATAGTATTACATCTCAACAAGCTGCTAACAGTTATAATCCTTGGTCTACAGCCTTACAAGGTGCTGCCTCTAATCCTTTAACAGGGCTAGGTTTGATGAACGCTTTCGCTTAATATTAAGTAGAGGAATAGAATAATGGCTACAGATAACACAATGGGTCTTTTCACAGATCCTAATCAACTTCTACAACAGCAGACTGCTGCAACAGATCAACGAGCCGCTCAATTTGCTCAAATGACTCCCATGCAACAAGCACAGTATGGTATTTACGGTGGAGCTAGTCGCGTAGGTGGGGGTATTGCTGGTATGTTTGGAGTTGAAGATCCTCAGATGAAACTTCAGTCTATGCGTCGTTCTATTCTTCAAAATGTAGATCAGACTGACCCACAATCTATCGCTCAAGCTGCTCAGGCATTGGCTCAAGCGGGAGATCAGCAGGGTGCTATGCAATTGGCTCAGTTGGCCCGTACAGCTAACACTGAACTTGTTAAGAATCGTCAAGCTGAGTCCGTTATTAAGAAGAATGAAAACTTTCAAGCTTCTCAAGCAGATGCTGAAAAGAAACGTAACATTATCTCTACTGTTGAAGACAGTCTGTCTCGTGGTGAAGCAGTTGATCCTGTAGAGATTAATAAAGCCAAACTAGCCTTTGGAGACATTAGTCGTCCTAAGACATTCCAACAAGCGGACGGCACTATCGTCACTGTTCCTCCTACGGTTGATGCGTCCATGTTTCCTAATATTGGTAAATATATGTCCGGCGCAGCTACTGGAGGTGGAGGTAGCAAAGTAGCGGGTGTTATTGAGACCCCTACATCTATTGCTGCTAAAGAAGCCGCGATCGCTACAGCTAATTCAGCTATTTCAGGTATTGATGACAGTTTGAATGCTATTAAAGGTATTCGGGATT